GGGCGGTTGACCTGGTATTGTAAACAAACAGTGCCTCTCGGCCTGAATCTAGTGCACTTTCGCCCCCCTGCTACTAGGCAGGGTGTGCCTAGACGCGATCAGTAACCCTCATCCAGAGCTGCAAGCCAGTCTCAGTGCGTAAACTGAGTAAAAATCCCAAGTGGGTGTTAGTCACGATCCGCGGAGATCGTGAGGAGTTGGCTGCCGGGTCGTTGGATTCTGACCGGATGCACAGCAGGTGTAATGCCGCGTGCGATCTACCATATGTCGTGTGGTGCACGTCTGGATTAGGCTTCCAGTAACCACTAGGCCATTGGCCCCCCTAGTTGGGTGTCGTCTCTCTCCCCGGTGTATACGAGACTGGCGATGTCCACCCAAGAGTTCGAGTGGGGTGGCGCCAGGAGACGCGAGTCTGCCTACAGGACTGATAGCCCCCTCTTCCAACCTGTAGGGCTTGGAGGGTACTTGTTGTTATGACTCTATCCTAACTAGAAATATTATACAAATGGTGACAGTTTCATTCTTCCTAGTGAGGTGGTCCCTTGATCCAATGACTTGGTATCAGCTTTTCTGAACTCCTAAGGGCAGAGGTCGCGGCATTGGCTCACGTAAGCCAAGACGCATGTAGTGTATTAAACATCACCTTCACACACTGGATAGTCACCTAGAAAACTATGTACAAATTCTACTCTATTCAGCGATGGTTCCCATTTCCTCCACTCGTTCTCGAGGGCCTCCTGTTGATCTGGGAGAATTCCGAATGCTTTCCAAAAGCTGATTCGGCATTGTGTGGTCAACCCTACGTTTGTTGCCGCTTTACTCGACAGTGTCCGGAAAGCCGGATCCGCGTGGGTACTGTTCCACCATCTCCTCTCGTCGCCTTTATTTCTTGTCCCAATGATTTCCATTTTTCTGTACATAGCTCTTAAAACGGGGATGTCATCGTAACATGCTGACCCGCATTTTCCAATCGCTGTGAGCATATGGTATTTCAGTCTTCCACGTTCAATTGGGATAAAGGTCGTAAGATCTTTGGTCATTGCTAATCTGGGATGTCTTACCATCGTGCATACATCAGGAGTGAGCTGGACCGGTCTCGTTTGACAAAAGTCAATACGTTCGAGCTCGTAAACCGGGTCCTCTACCTTGAGCAGGAATCCGAATTTTCGGAATGTGTCCTCTATCTGCAGGACTGTGTGCATGTGCTCTCTCTCCACCATTATCACCTGATCATCTCCGTCGTTGGTGATCTCAATGTGTGGAATCTCACTCTCTTCACAGAAGGCATATGTAATGGATAGCATGATTATCACATTTCCGAGCGATGTGTCGTTGTCGCCGGAGCATCTTCCGCCCTTCTTGTGGTACCTGAAAGCCCCATCTGAACTCCATCCTACTCCGTCTGTGACGAGACGGTTCTCCAGAATGTAGGCGAGTTGGGGGTCGTTTCCGATCGCAGTCGTATACAGTAAGTGGGTATGCTGGAGTGCATCTTCAGATACGTGGAGATCAAAACGGCTAGCGTCAAGACAGATCGCCACGGGGTCGTTAAAACTCTCCCACTTTTCTTTCATGTAGTTGCCCCTTCTGAGGTAATTGAGGCCTTTGAAGCACACTGGGGTGTCTGAGACTGTGAATCGCTTGAACAGTCGCGTGAGCGATTTATAGACTATCTGTTCAAGAGGTCTGATGTATCTACCTAAGCTAACTAAGAACCTAGGGTGTCTAGGCTGAATTATGCGAGGGTCGCTATTCGACGATAGGAGTTTGTCCTTCTCCTTCTTGATGAAGGCCCTCACACGAAAATCCCTAATATTCAAGGGGGTTTCAGCTAGTGACGAGACTGCCTTGGCGTATATGGTCTTCTTACGTCCCGCGTAGCACGCCAGAAATTCATCTGGGCTCATCGGGGAGGTCCTCGACCAACTTCCAACTCGTCTTGCAATTACTGATAGGCTCCGCCATGCCCCCGGACTAGGGGCAAGTATCGGTCCACCCTTATATGTCAATACCCTATTGACAAGACCCTTGATTAAATTATTACTATTGTTAGTGTAATAAGTAACATCATATCTAAATGATGGAGCTACTATGCGTCTAAAACTAGGGTTAGTGTGCCGGGGTCTCGGCCTCAGATTCGTGGGGTCCAGGCCGGGTATGCCCTCTAGGCTGGTGTGATCGTGTTCATACCCCCCCACTATCTGTAGGCCGCCCTATTTAACTTCGACGAACCACCTCCGTAGGCGGTTCGCCAAGCTCCCAGAGGCGGCAGCCTGCCTATATTCGGCCTTGTATGGAACAAAGACCGCGGCTACCACGTCAGCAAGGAGATGGGCATAGGATGTTTTCCTTATGTTGCGCTCCCTGCAGTATCTGTCAACCATGTGCCGTATGACGGCCACATTTGCAGCGTTGTAGGCAGGGGTGCCCATCTCGGCTTTCACCTCGGCTCGGAGAACTCTTATGAACGATTGAGTTCTGCTCGGTCTCACACGCCGGGAAAGCTTCTTTTTACCCTTCAGGACCAGGGTTGCTCTCTCTCTGGGATCGGAAGGTAGACTGGACTCCCACAATTCTACATCGGGGTCGTCTACCTCCAGCACAGTTTCTATACTATCTATACTATCCTCAACCAGATGCGCCGCATCTGATCTACCTAACCTATACCTAAGATACTCAATGGAACCTAGCGTTCCGGCAGCTACTATAGATGCTCCTAGTATACTATATTTGATGGTATTTACAGAAGGGAGCCCCACACTACTTAGGGCTTTGAGGAGGGAGAAACTGGAGCTCAACAGATGGCTAGACATTTCAATCTGGGTTGCTCAGTTCATAAATCCC